CACCACCGCAGAGGGGTTGCGTACTTACGTAAAGAATACGAGCGGATCTGCAATGACCAAGGGTCAGGCCGTGTATGTTAACGGTGCCGAAGGAACAAACGTCACCATCCAACTTGCCACCGCATCCACTGAGGCTGGATCGTCAAAAGTTCTTGGACTCCTCTATCAGGGACTGGCAAACAATGAGTTCGGATGGGTTGTTGAGAGCGGATACCTTGGCGGGATTGATACGAGTGCCGCAACCGCTGGTGACTCTGTCTGGCTTGACAATACACCTGGATCGCTGGTGTTCGGCGCTCCTCCCGCCGAACCCAGCAACTCCGTATATCTTGGCGTTGTAGCACGGTCAAATAACATCAACGGCGAGATTCTCGTCAAGGTGCAGAACGGATACGAGATTGATGAGCTGCACGATGTCTCTGCGGCAAGCCCGTCTGACGGGGACATCATCCAATACAAGACCAGCAGCGCGATGTGGACCAAGTCGTCCATCGCTGGCGCTGGAATCGCGGCAAGCATCCACACACACGACTATCAGGTCTCTGGAAACTATCAAACTGCTGGTACATACGTAAACGCAGTTATTGGAACATCACCAGCATCTGTATCCACAACTTCTGGTACAGCAACAGTATCGATTTCATCTGGGTCTGCAACAAATGGACAGGTTCTTACGGCAAATGGGTCTGGCGGAGTTAACTGGTCAACAACTTCGCAAACAATAAATATTGGGGCATTTGTTCAGGGAACTGCAACATTTTCATTTGGTACATCAGATAACAGTGCGGTAACTTTTACGCCAAGTACAAATGCAGGAAACGCAGCAACAATCGGCATCGGGGGTGGTGGGTCAGTAATCTTAAGAGGATCTCGTTCTGATACTGCCACAACAAGCAAGACGTGGGAAACATTTACAGTCCCAACAACGTACACAACGACTACCCAAACAGTTGTAAACTCTGCAACAATTTCACCATCTCCAGCAGGGTCTATTCAAGCAGACGGTCTAAATGCGCTAAGGGCCCACGATGCCGCCTCAACGGCAGTATATTGGACTGAGAGATGGTCAACCACTACTGCTGGATCTGTTTATGCATCAATGAGAAAGTATAATACCACGCTGACTACAAGTATCTGGAATACGGTAATTTTTGGTCCAGGAGTAAATCAGGGATGGCCAGACTCGTTTAACCCTGGTGGGTCAAGGAAGATGTTCCGACCAATTTATCAACCAGATATGGGATGTTGGTTGGGTCATTTCGATTACGGAACAGCCACAACTGTTGGAACGGCTCAGGTATTTTCCATTAACGATGCAAGCGGTTCAATTATAAAAGCAAACTTTGGCGTAAACAGCGCAACTGAGGGATGGACGATTGTATCGGCTACATACGTTCCACCGCTTTCAGGAGGAGATGGGACTGTCTGGGCAATTGGATTTGCTGGAATTCCATCAACTGGTGGAACGCTACAAAGAAGGGTTGCGTATACCGCAACAAGCTCTACACTTGTAGCCGCATCAACAGTAGATAATATGGGTCCGCTAAGTAGTATCTTCTCAACATTTTTGTCTGGAAGACTAGCTTGGGACAGCACTATTAATCATATAGTATATGATGGAACTGGGGCTAATTGGGTCGCAATTGATAGGACATTTGGAACTGCGGTACAAACTTCTAATGCTGCCACCCTATCAGGAAACACAAACCTTGGGCAAAGAGATGGAGGATATAACTTCTGGTATGACTCCAACCCAGCAGTATATACCGAGGGAACCGTTATAAACGAATACTTTTCTCCAGTATCACTTGGAACCGCTGCATTAATTAATGGTGCGATGCAGACAAGATCGAATGGAACAGTTAATGGATTTGTTCCAACAACAGATGGATCAGTAACTGGATCTCTTACTGGAAGGCCAATTGGATATTTAAGATACGAGAAAAAAACCATTCTATCATCTGTTCCGTACAACAGAATGGTATGGGATACAAACGTTGCTGGGACGGATGCTGACGGAAGTGCGCTTAGAAGAAGGGAAATGAATGGCGGAGTCAGCCTTATTAGCTCTGGTTCGATAATCGAGAGATGGATGCCAGCAAATACTGAATGGGCAATTATTGGAACCCCATCCCTTACAAGCACTGTTACGGCTCCATTGCCGTACAAAACAGTTAGGATGTCTGAATCTTGACAATATACGTGCAGGTTTATGAGAATGGTGATATTATGAGCTGGGGGCAAGATCGCCTCCCTGGCTCTATTGCGATTGACGCACCATCAGATTGGGAAAAATTCTCTATTGCAAAATACGTTATTGTTAATGAAAATGTAGCTATTCGTGACGGATGGGTTGATCCAGTGGAGGAAATTGTCCAGTCAGAATAATAAATCATAAAATTTATTGGAGGATAAATTGAGAATAGCGATAACAAGTAACGCTCCGTGGACACCTACTGGGTATGGAATGCAGACTGCCGAAATTTCCCCGCTCCTAAAAGGGGATGGGCATCAAGTTGCGATTATGGCAAATTATGGACTTGCTGGATCGACAATGGACTGGAATGGAATTCCAGTATTTGGTCAGGGACACGAGGCATACTCAAACGATTTAACTCCGTCACAAATAAGATACTGGCTTGATACTGGGAATGGGTCTAAAGGATTTGGTCTTTCACTGTACGACGTATGGGTATATAAAAGCCCAGAATGGGACTTGTTTCCGATGGCAGCCTGGGTTCCAATAGATCATAAAAACGCACCAGTAGAAGTCGTGGAATGGCTTAAAAGAACAGATAAAAGATGGTCTATTGCAATGAGTAGGTTTGGAGAAAGAGAGCTAATCTCCGCTGGTATAAAAAGTGATTCGTTGTTTTATGCGCCACATTCTGTTTCTAATGTATTTGTTCCAACAGAAAGCAGCATTAGAGAAGAAATGGGAGTACCGAAAGATGCCCATTTGACCATAATTGTTGGATCTAATAAAGGGGTTTTTCCAATAAGGAAATGTTTCCCAGAAATGATTTCAGCGTGGTCAAAATTTGCAGAGAATAAAAATGACGCATATCTTCTTCTTTGGACAGAAGTTTCTGGTGTATCTCACGGATTCCAAGTTATAAGATTTCTTGATGAAATTGGCGTATCAAAAGAAAAAGTAAAGATTGTTCCACAGTTGCACTATCGAAACGGAATAGACCATTCAATTCTTGCAAAGGCGTATTCCGCTTCTGACGTACTTCTTATGACTTCTAGAGGTGAGGGTTTCGGTATACCAGCAATTGAGGCCCAGGCGTGCGGTACCCCAGTAATATTAACTGATTGGACTGCTCAAACTGAGCTATGCGGATCTGGATGGCTTGTTGATGGCCAGCCAGAGTGGGATGAAATGCAGACTGGGTGGTGGAAAGTCCCAAACGTTGATGAAATTGTAAATGCTTTGGAATCATCATACAAATCCAAGGGTAATTTAGATGAGGCAAAGCAAATGTCACAAAAAGCATTGGATTTTGCTAAAGAATATAAAACAGATATTGTTTACAATAAATACTGGAAACCAATAATTTCTAAGATTGAATCTGATTTAAAATAAATGGACACAAAGGATTTAGCCCCAGTGCTGACTGGATGCCACGTCTGCCGTAGCCCATTCGTCGAGACCATCAACAAGAAGATGCGCGACGGGGTGCCAGACATTAAGATCTCCGAGTGGCTTGACGAGAACGCGCAGTACATCAGTCGCATCACCCTAGGCAACCACAAGCGCAAGCACCTCACCGAGCCGCACGAGCGCCTACGCCAACAGGCCGTCAAGGTAATGCAGAAGCAGGCGAAGACCATCAAGGCAACAGGAGATCTTGCCTCTCTCGTCCGTGACCACGTTCACGCGGCAGTCGAGCAGGGGCTGATGACACCGACGCTGGCAGAGGGCCTGCGGGCGCAGGAGATGATTGACCGAAGACAGGAGAAGGGAGCAGACCGAGAGGTTGCCCTCACGCTCGCTGGCATCCTCGGTGGTGGCGCAACCTACGCCGTTCTGGACGCCAAAGAGGTTAAGGAAATTGAAGGATAACGAACCAGTATTGGAGGATTGTGGTGCCTAGATTGCAGATTCGTTCTCAGCTAGATCACGTAGAAAAGGGAGGGATACTCGATGATTGCGGTCCTAGTAGCGCAGCGTGCGCCTCGTCGTGGGTCACTGGCAAAGACATCAGTGCAGCCCAAGGCATCAAAGCCAAAGAAAAAGCGACGGGCTTCAAAGAAAAAGAAGGCGTCAGCGACAACGGCTCCAGCCTATGGGATCTAGTCAAGACCTGCAAGGAACTTGGCGCCAGCGCACGATACGCCAGGGACTGGAGCGACTGCGTCGACTCACTGAAGAAGGGCGCGGCGTTGATCATCAACGTGGACGCAGCCAAGAACTATCCGCCACAGGCAATCAGCGCGTGGCACAAGAGGTTCGTCGGTCGTCATAAGGGCGCAACCTACGGCCATATGGTCGCTGCTGCGTGGTGCGAAGACCACGGCTTCCAGTTCGCCGACCCAACATTCACTGGCAAGGGTAAAGAGAAGTTTGCCGTCACGGTGACGGAACAGGAACTGAAGGCAATCGCCTCCAGCAAGGGTGACGCTCCGTTCAAGCGGTGCATCATCGTCAAGAAGTAGGAGATACTATGAGTAAGTCAACAAAGGCAGTCCTCGCATCGTGGGGCCGTTCATTCCTCGCCGCCTGCCTCGCGCAGTTCATCGCCCTTGGTGGCGGTGCGTTTGACTTCGGCGCAGACGGGTGGAAGTCCATCCTGTCCGCTGGACTCGCCGCTGTCGTGCCAGTGGTTATTCGCTGGCTGAACCCAGAAGACAAGTCCTTCGGTCGAGTTTCCTGATGGGAAAGGGCGACCTCAAGTGGCTGATCGGTAGCGCAAAGCGTGGCTTTAAGTCTGAGGTACAGATCCGCGCATCTACCGCAAAGAAGTATGCTGGTCTCGTAGAGAAGGCTCGCGCTGCTGGTGGAACAGTCACTGTTGTTCCTAAGGGCCAGAAGATTGAGTTTGAAGCGAAGGCGACTGGCTCCGCAATGTTCAGGGGCGGACCAGCAAAGGGATCTGAGGCTGGCAAGAAGTTCCTTGCCGCTGGCGGTAAAGTCAGTGGGGAACGAGGTAAGTCCGTAGGGTCACTTCCATACGACGTCTTGGCAAAGCAGTTTGGCATCATTGAACTTGGCAAGAAGACTAAGACCCCATCGTTCAAGAGCAGGAAGCGAAAGCCAAAGTTTGGAGAATAACCGATGGATCTACGTCGGGGGGACGTTTGACCTATTCCACTACGGACACGCTCGATTCCTTGAGCAGTGCTCCAAGTACGGAAAGGTCATCGTTGCCATCAACACCGACGACTTCTGTGAGCGGTACAAGCGTAAGCCAGTCCTGACGCTGGGCGAGCGGATCGAGTCCGTCGCAGCGTGCAAGTGGGTAGACGAAGTCATCGTCAACATCGGGGACGAAGACAGCGGCGTCACGATTGACACCATCAAAGACAAGAAGATCACCCACATTGCCCACGGGGATGACTGGACTGGCGACTCGCTCATCGAGCAGCTTGGAATCAGCCAGGAGTGGCTAGACGAGCGGGGCATCTCAATGCTCTACGTTCCATACACTAAAGGTATTTCTACAAGCGACATCATCGGGAGGATCAATGGCGACGTTCACGGCGGTTGTCACTGCGCATAAAGACGAGGCTGGGCTTCGCCGCGTGCTAGGCGACCTCCTGGCGTGGCAGGTACGCAAGCCAGACGAGATCATCGCGCTGGCGTCAGAGATTAATCTGACCAGCCTGCGACACGAGTTCCCTTCGGTCATCTTCCACGAAGAGCCAAACAAGGAGGACTGGGGTCACGACAAGCGGGCCAAGGGTCTTGACCTTGCCACTTCAGACTACGTCGGCTGGTTCAACCACGATGATTCCTACAACCCAGACTACATCTCAGAGATGATGCGCCACGCCGAAGATGGCAATGATGTGGTATACTGTGGCTGGTCTGGAAACCACACACCAGAGTTCCGTCTCGCCAGTTCCACTTCGGGAAACTACATCGTCAGGACAAAGGTTGGACGAGACGCTGGATATGGTGACCGTCACTATGAAGCTGACGGCACATTCATCAACCGCATTGCGGCACTGACCACTTTCATCAAGTTTGTCAACCGCGTCCTGTATTACCACAATGAGGTGAAGTATGCCTAAGACAGCAGCGTGGCAACGCAAAGAAGGACAGAATCCAAAGGGCGGGCTGAACGCCCGTGGTCGGGCTTCCTACAAGGCACAGACTGGTGGCACATTGAAGGCTCCAGTCAAGAGCGGCGACAACCCACGTCGCGCTTCGTTCCTTGCTCGTATGGGAAATATGCCAGGTCCTGAACGCGATGAGAAGGGGCGCCCGACCCGACTCCTTCTCTCGCTTCAGGCTTGGGGTGCTAGTAGCAAGGCGGATGCTCGCACCAAGGCCAAGAACATCTCATCTCGCCTTAAGGCGAGGAAGGATTGAAGCCGCTCGATAGCGATATTGCCAGAGACCTTGCTCGCGGTCGGAATGACATCGCATTCTTTGCAGAGCGATGGCTTGGCGTAAGGGGGAACCCTGGGCAGATCAGATGGTGGGAAGCGTGCGCCGAGCGTGACGATACTGGTTATCGACCGAGGTACATCACGACGGTCGTCTCCGCTGGGAACCGTGCAGGAAAGACTCTTGCTATGGCTGTTGTGTGCCTCCATCACGCGCTATACAAACTAGGGATTGCCAGCCCAGACGCTTCTGACCCACAGTCCTACAAGCGATGGAGCGATGCTCCGTACGAGTGGTACCACGTAGGCATCCAACAGGAGACCGCAGAACTGGTCTTCCGCGAGATCGAGACCTTGCTAGGCGGAAGCCATCCAGCGCAGAAGGGTCGCGGATGTGCTATCATCAAGGAACTTGGCAAGGTCATAGATACCCAGAAACGGTATCGCGGTGAGTATGCGTGGGTTAAGTTCAACCCCGTGGTCGGCGGCGCAAGCATCCACTTCCGTACTACCCAGGACCGAGCCAAGGCACTCCTCGGTAAAGATATGAACGGCATCTCGTTTGACGAGGCGGCCTTTGAGCCGCACCTGCTGATGATCTACCAAGAGGTGCTCAACCTCCGCCGACTCTCCACTGGTGGTCCGCTCCACTTCATCGGGACACCGAGCGAGGGCATCAACGATTACGCGGAACTCTGGGAGAAGGGAAACCTAGACAACCCAGCGCGAGACGAGAAGTTCATCAGCTTCCGACTCTCCACCCGCGACAAC